CAAAGTATGAGCAGATAATTTCTAGTGAATACCTAGTGGGAAGTTTACCTAACTCCCACCTTGCAATAGTATCTCTGGTATATCCTATTTCACGTCCTAATTCTTCTTGTGTCAATCCAAATTCGTTTCGTTTTTTCTTTAACATCTCAGCAAATGGATTGGTTTTCTTTCTCAAGAATAATTGTGGATTTAATTTCATTTCTTCACACATCGTCAATATCTTACCGTCAGGAGGTTGTGCAACTCCTTTCTCCCAATAACATACCGCTTCAGTCGATACTCCAAAATATTGCGCTGCTTCAGACTTATTAAAACCTTTTGCCAATCTCCACAATTTGAATTGTTCAGCAAATGTTATTTTATTATTGGTCATTCTCCAATTCCTCAATCAATCAATCAAGGTTCTTTCTAGCTTTTTCAAATCTTCAAGACCGTTCTTCTTCTGGAATCGGAGTAAATACTTGATAGCATTCCCCCAACACCATGCAGCCTTACCTGGCAAGTCGCCAATAAAGTTGTCAATTACTTCAATACTTTCGAGACCTTTTGAGCCTTGGTAGTGATTCGGTTTGTTTACGTTATCAATTTCTCCCGTAATGTTTACTTGCTCCATGTAAATAATAACCTCCATCTTTCTTTTTGTTTATGTAATACGTGTATTCTCCATCTGGACTAGCGTAGGAGATTTGCTTCTCTCCGCCCCAAACACCATTATCACGCATCATGTGGCAATTATTCATTATCCACTCTACATCAGGCATCTATTAACTCCTTGTTTTCGTAGATATTACCGATGATTTTGAACGCCGCCGAATTATCTTCTAGCAACTCTACCATCGGGACATCTTCGTTGTCTTCAAAAACATGGAACATTAAAATGCCTATCTTTCTATTTTGGAAAACTTTTGCATTTATTGGCGCTTCGTTGTCGTCCACCTCTATCGCTATAATATCTCCCTCAAAGATTTCCTTCCCGTTTTTGTCCTTGAGTCCTGTTGATTGCATGAGGATTATATTTTCATCCCTTGGATGTAATTCAATTTCTTGATTTCTATTTCTGTAAATCTCTGCCATCCCGTTCATGGATTTCGTTTCTTTATCCCACGCTCTAAATTTTGGTATCATCTTGCAAATCCTCCCATTTCACGAATGAACCATCAATCCAGCGACCTTTACGGTCTTTGATTTCTTGATAGGCTAACTCAAAGCATTCATCAAAATCATAACCAAGATTTTTTAGATAACCAATGCAGCGTACTAGATTGTGTCTGCACATTTCCTTACTAGCAAATCCTTGTGACAGTTGAAACTCACTAATATTCGCATTAAGTGAGATAAAGCTTTCCATCACATCTTTCTTGCGGATGCTGTCAGACTCTTTAAAAATCTGATTCACATCTTCCTTAATCAGTAAGGCTAGACCGACAATCACGACTGCACAATCTCCGATACTGTCCTTGGTGACTTTCTCATTCTTTTTGAGATATCCAGCGCATAGCTCTCCAAATTCTTCACTGAGTTTGAGTGACTGCTTGTCTAATCGTCCACCGTTTTCAAGGTCACGATCAATAAACCATTGTTTTACGTTTTCTAGTGTGTTCATAATTCAACATTATCTCCAATTTCTACTTTTTTAAATTTGTCTTCACTCACCACGAACACATTTCCGTTTACCGTGATAGTGAATAGCTTTCCGATTTTTCGTTTTTCTTCCACCTTACCCGTAATCTGATACTTACTATCAGCATGATACACTAGCAAGGGTTTCTGCACTTCACGCTGCATGAACAGTAAGCACGTAGCGATAAGCGACCAAGCTAGAAGAAATCGAATTAGTGTGTCTTTCATTGTTCAACCTCTCGCCCGTGTTCTTTCAACCATCTTTCAAAACCTTCAAAAACATTTTCATTTTCTTTGAGTTTAAAAAAACCACTGTATCTATCATCACAATATTTACAATAGTCAATGTACGTTCCACCATAAAACGACATCACTCCACCTCCTCAATCTTTGTAAAAATCAACCTTTGCAAAGTTTTTGGGACTGATAGTAATAAGTCTTTCTTCAGGTTCGATTTGATGTAGTTGTATATAACCAATATTTCCATAATCTAAATCTTTTAATTTATAACGTATATAATCAAGACTCTCTTTTACTTCGATAGTTTCATCCATGTACGGATTTTGTAATCTAATTTTGGCCATTTATTCCACCTCCTGAACTTACTAATTTTTATAATTTACATCTAGAAATTTACCTAACCAGCTAACCACTTCAGCACTAGGTAACTCATTTCTTTTTCTATTTGTGCAATAATTAGCCACAACCATGTCCAGGAAATTTCTGCTACTGTTAAAATTTGGATGTGCCAAAATATGTTTTTTTAATCTTTCAGCAATTGATGTGTTCGGAACATAGACCAATTGTTTTCTTATGTGTTCATAAAATCTTTTCGCATCGCTCATTTTAATAAACCTTTCAACTGTTTTCTGATAAGGCCAACTTTCGGGAAATCTGCAATTGCTTTATTTCCGTTTATGACAATTAATTTTCTCAACATTTTAGGGTTTTGTTGTGTCAGTTCTAAAGCCTGGTTAAAATTCAACTTTCTGATTTGGCCCATATAATGACCAGAACAAAATTCAAAATTATTGATAAAGCATTGCTTGATAAGTTCATCTGTCCATGATTTTTTGATTTCGTACTTAACTCCTAAAAAATCAAGCTCCTCTTTCACCTTTTGTAAAAGTGGATTTTTAGGATTTGTGTTTATAATAATCATAAATACTCCTTGTTTTCGTAAATATTTCCGACAACTTCAAAATTTCCTCCGTGGGAAAAATTAGACATATAATCAACATTCCAGCGGTCATCGTGTGGTTTCAAACGATAACTTCCTCTCTCATTATCGTAAAAAACAGTATAAGTGCTATCAAGAACCTGAACGATATCCCCTTCAAAGATTTCCTTTCCGTTTTTATCAAAGAGACAAGTTGATTGCATGATTGAATAAAAACCACCATCTGCACTTAAAGCTAAAAATAATTCACTGATTTCTTCGTAAGTTTTAAATACTTCAATTTCTTTTGTTTCTGAATTCCATGTTCTGAATTTTGGAATCATCTTGCACCTCCTCATCATCATTTTCGAAATATTCTCTAAGAATCTCTAAAGCGTACTTTTGACCGTCTTCTATGAATTTTTTGTATTCTTCATCTGATATCATCATTCTGTTGCCTCCTTATAAAGTAAATTCATATCAAAACCGCTCTCGATAAATCTGTGTGTGAGTTCTTTGTTGATTCCATTTCCTAAGCGATTATAAACCACATGAACATTGATATCTGCACCTAAATATTTTCTTAAACGATCGCGATTGTCCACATAAAAGTCGATATTTCGTTTTCGTTGTTGATAGGGCTCGCATTTATCTATATCTCTAGTACACCACATCAAGACTTTTGCAATAATGTCCCTCTTTGTGCTGCATCCTACAAGAGAAAAGTAAGTGTTGGTTTTAGGGATAAGAATTACTTCAAGATTGCGATTTATATACGACTCAGGAAAGCAACTCAACAATTTCTTTAGTTCTAAAACAAACTGCTCGTTCATTCCGTTACCTCCTCAACTTCAAACAGCGGACTGTTGAACACTTCACCAAAACCAGCTTCTTCTAGTTCTTTGTAAGTGTGTGTTTTTCTGAAAAGCCCATCAATAAGTTCTGGCTTAAATAACCATGTTTTTGACCCCATTCCATAGTATAAATATCTGGTTCTTGAATCCACACCTTTCATCTTCACAAGATACCGCTTCTCTTTCTCGACTGTGTAGCCATACAGCTTCATCTTGATCAATGTTTCCACAGGATGCTTTTCAGCGGAGACTATCCACTTGGAAAATTGTGCATTTTCTTTCTTTTTAGGTTCGAGATTATATTTCATCCAATCCCAAATATTATACTCAAGATTATCTTTATGCTCTTCATACCAGTCCGCCACAAACTGCGGTACTGTGACTTTCTCACGTTCCATAGCACCATCAAACTTTCCTTGTTTGTAACCTGCATAATATTTATGAAACCCATATTCACTTCCGAGTTCATTCAAAATTTCATTGATCCATACTGCTTTAGTTCCAATATCAAACTTTTCAATTCGTTCGATGACATCTTTTAGTTTAATTTTATATTTATTGACCATTTGATCTGCGCTTACAACGCACTCTTCCGGTACTTCTACTCTTTCGCCACCATCTAAAACCACAGTGATTTGTAGTAGATCATCTGTTGAATAAGTAAACCCGTCAAAAGTTCCATACAGTAAAACTCTAGTACAATCTTCCATTTTATAAATCCTCCACTTTAACATTTGATCTTCTTAGAATGGTAATTTGTCATCTGTGATGTCCATTGGGGTTGTGTAGCTTGGTGGCATCTGTTCCGTCATGCTGGTCTGATTAGCTGTATTGTCACGCTTTTCAAGAACTTGGAAATTTTCTGCGACAACTTCGGTCACATATACACGTTGCCCCTGCTGGTTCTCATAATTTCTTGTTTGGATTCGTCCTGTGATTCCAACCAACATCCCTTTTTTTGTCCAATTGCAGAATCGTTCTGCTTGTTCTCGCCACATCACACAGTTGATGAAATCTGCATCATACTCATCATTTGCATTCTTGAAATTGCGATTGCATGCAATATTGAATTGAGCAGTTGCAATATTGTTGGGTGTGTAGCGTAGTTCTGCATCTCTGGTCAATCGACCAATAAGAGTCACATTGTTAATCATTATTATCCTCCGACATTATTCATTTCAGCAGCTTCCTTGAGCGCTTCTGCTTTCTTGCGTTCCTGCATTTGATATTCTTGATTTAATTTATTCAAGATTGTATCTTGTGCAGTGTTTTGTTCAGCTAATCTCTGGATGCTCAATTCATGTTCCTGAATCGTCCATTCCATATCTTTGATCTTGTTCTCTTGATCTACTAATCTAGAATTGAGATTGATAACAATGACTAATGAAATAGCTGCCAATGAGATCAAGTTGATGATCAGCCAATTGATTTTACTTTTCATCTTCAATTACCCTTTCTAGCCTGAATTGACCAGCCTCTCTTCCTCGTTCATTCAAGTGTATATAATACTTGAGAAGTGAGACATCTTTTCCTGTGATCTTGCTCAATTCTTTCAGTGGAGCTGTACAGATGTATTTGCCTTGGTCAAAGAATCTATAATCTGTCAATTCTTCTGGATCTCCCATTAAAGTCTTCTCATCAATATTGAAGAATTTGCATAATTCTTGGACATGAGCTGGTTTTATATTCTTGTTTGTGATCCACTGCTGAATTGTATTTTGATTTCTGTTCAATTTCTTTGACAGTTCTTTGCGTGTCAATCCTTTACCAAGAATCAACAATTGTAATTGTTGACGGAAGTGATCCATCTGATTTCTTGTGTAATCTCTCATGCTGTCACTCCTGTTCATGACTATTCTTCAAATCCTCAATAAGCCATTCAAGATATTTCTTAGCTTTATCTAGATCCTCAAGCCCGTTCTTTTTCTGGAATCTACATAGATACTTGATAGCATTTCCCCAATAGAATCCCTGAACTCCTTTCAGGTTTCCTGCAAAGTTCCGGATGACATCAATGGATTCCAGACCATATTCACCGCAATAGTGATTTGGCTTATTTACTGAATCATTCATCTCTTCTAAAATCTGTTCAAATGACCGTTCTTTCATTTTAGTCGTTCCTCCTTAATCCAAATTCCGTCAACCAATTTCCCTTTGCGGTCCTTGATTTCTTCATAGGCTTTATTTAAACACTCCACAAAATCATAGTTGAGCATTTGAGAGATTCGCATCAACTCATGTACTACGCTTTTGAGTTGGTAGCCTTGACGGTTGAAATAAGACGCCAGAGCTTGGTCCATCATCAATACAAAGTAATCTTCTGTTTTTGCAGCTTCTGAGAAAATGAATTTCTCTTGTTCTGGGAAGATTTCCTTTGTGTTGATTCCAAGTTGAAGGGTCAAGCCAATTAATACAACAGTGATGTCTCCAATGCTGTCTTTTGTTACTTCTTCATCTTTTTCAGCAATTCCTCTTGATAGCTCCCC